CTGGGCTATGTTGGCACTTACACATCACATGATTGTACAGTTTTCTGTAAATCGTGTGCGTGGAACTCAAACAACATGGTATATGAATTACGAAGTACTCGGAGATGATATTGTGATCTTTGATCATGATATCTACTTAGAGTATCTTAAGGTTATGTCGGAACTTGGTGTTCCTTGTAACCCTAGTAAGTCTATACCCGCACTAAATCGTCCAGTCTGTGAGTTCGCTAAAAGAACTTCCTTAGGATTAGTGGATGTTTCAGGTTTATCATGGAAAGAATTCCTGCAAGGGAATAACTTACCTGGTAAAATCAACATGGCTTTACGCCTTGGAAGCAGACAATTAATCTCTACAGAAAGCTTATTGAAAGCTGTTCTCTCAAGATTTGGAAAAGACATGAACAAACCAGTTCAAACTGGAATGTTGCATGGACTTATCGGTTTACTAGGATCTTTAATATCGAAAGATACTTCAAGATCGCTAGCATCCGCAATAGTATTACTGGTGGATCCCGACCATATGGACGGGGAAGAGTACAAACCTGATGAGGTTAGTGCTCCTAGAAACCAGGCTATGCGGTATGTTGTGAAAATGTTGAATGGGGGATCTGAAGCTGATGCGAAGACTATCATTTCTCGTTATGAGGAACGATTAGAATTCGCTAAAGATGAAATCCTCCCGTTTGCAGCTCAAACAGCGTACTTAACAGCCTTAGGGCTTGTTAAGGAAACTGTAAGAGCATATGATGATAAGGTTACTACCTTAGCTCATGTGCTCGTTGACTGTTCTCGGGTTAAAGATAAAATCTTAAAAGCTCAGATCCGAAGTGTCGCAGAGGACATTCTTCTGAAAGATGAAGACCCACAAGACTTTCTGGATGATCTCCAAGATCGGATTGCGAAAGCAACCCGGTATGGGGAGCCATCTTTAGAATGGTCTTTAGCTCTTCTCAAAGAAGCTACCGAATTCTCTATGAGATTCGATATCCAATTTGGGAAAGAGGAGGGTATTATTCCAACGGAGAACGCCTTTGCACTGACAGCGTCCAGAGCAGGGGCCAGAGTACGAAACTACTGGTTTGCTCCAACCGAGTTCAAGGGTTATCCTGAGTTAGGACAACACACAAGAGACTGGCTACGTGCAGCTTAAAGCACCATTCCTCGCTACGCATCATCGATGTCGAGATGGAATATGGAGGCACTATGGGAATAGACTGATAACAACACAAAGGGCTGATAACCCTTATAGTTATTAAGTACATGTACCATATAAGGCCAAGATATTTTCATCGACCTCTCGGTGATGTTTGGTTTGGATTCTGTTCAGGAACTTCTTAGGTTAGGAACCTAAGTTGAACCCGTACAGGCAATGTGGAACTCTCTATATATAGAGAGCCCTGGAAATCACTTGACCTGGGTACCTCAATTGAGGCGGTCCAGGCAGTTCAAGTCCAGGAGTGGAGACTCGTATAGCGCCCGAAGGAGCATAACGAGTTCCGGTTGTCTGTTTCTCGAAAGAGCGGG